TTCTACAAAACAATTCATATTGTTCTGATTGTATTTTTAGAAACTCACCTGTCATTTCAGGATAAGTTCTCTCCATATATTTTACGACATCTTGTGTGTCCACCATTTCCATTTCTTTCTTTGTTGGTGCGTCTTTAATCATCACTTACTCCATATTTTTTTTAGTTGCTTTTCGTCTACACCATACTTGGATACGATAGAATATACAACATCTTTACCCATAATGTCAAGCGTTTTTTCAATATTTTCTGAACTTTCTTCAAAATAATCACATAATATATCCATAGCCCACTTTTCTATCTTGGATTTCTTTTTAGATTTAGTATATCTAAGAAATGTATTTCCTCTTGGTAGTATATTGGTGTAGAATTGATAAACTGATTTTGGTTTCAGTTCCCAATATTGTTGTATTTCATTTACAACTTCTATCCACTCTGCTTTCATTGATAAAAATCTATGCACCATATAATTGGACCAAGTTTTCTTGTCCGCATCTGTAATGTTGTCCCAATACAATTGGTTCTGAACATTAGTGATTTGTTTTATGTGGTCAAATAGTGTTTTTGTTTTCATTGTGAATAACCTTAGATATAAATAAGTATCTTACTTAAATCTCAAAATGTAATTTTTTTAATATTGATTTGTCATAGGAACTCTTGGGATTGAAATCTTGTGTTTTTTATAGTCAGTGCTATCTAAATATAAATCATTAACCTCTTCAGAAAATTTGTATTCATTAACATTATCAATAATTTGTATTTCGTTTCTGGCAATAAAATCTAATTTATCTGTCTCATCAAATAAGTATTTATCTTCTTTCCCAATCTTAAAATCAAATCCAAAATCAAGTTCAAAGTCATCACCATTAGATTTTAGTGAAAAATTTAAATTAAAACAAGAGTCTTTCAAACCATAACCTTTAAAATTATCTCTAATGTTAAAATTAACATTTGATTTATTGGTTACATTTACCATTACCCAAGCAAAACCTTTTATTGTTTTTGTTATCTCGTTTTTAATCGTGTCCACGACATTGTTTTGTTCCGTGGATAATAAAAAATCTTTGTTAAATATATCGTTATCCACATTATCTTTCAGTTCCACCTCAACATTATTAAACACTAAGTCTTTCTCTCTTAGTCTTGCTCTATAATATGGTGGTTTTCCACCCCTTTCTTTTGTGGTCGCATATGAAAACTCATCTCCGATTAAATCCTCACCCTCTTTTGTAAATTTAAATGTCCTTAGCATTATTTCAATTAAGAATGACCTTAAATGTCTAATCATCAATATATTTTTATAGTCTTTTGATACCCAAGCATTCAACATAGTTTTCTCTTTTGAAACTTCAAAGTCATCTCTATAAACATCTAATGGTGTGTGATTTAAAATATCAGTTGATTGCATTAAGTTTATAACCCCATTATTTCCAAAGTATTTGTGGTTGTCATACAAAAATTTTAGTTGTAATATAAAATCCATATAGTTTTCTTTTGGATAACCTGGTATATAATTAGCTATATAGAATACTTTACTTTCGTATGCAGATTTCAAAAAATGACTAACATCATCTGTGGTCTGTCCTTTCTCCATTAATGCCAGTATCTTGTTAACACCATTTTCTACCCCAACATTCATATAGTTCAATCCTACATTAACTGCTTTTGTTAACAATTCTCCGTCAAGTTTCTTGTGTGTTCTGAAATGTCCACCCCAATACATTTTTGGTATTGTTCCATTGTCCATTTCTGTTTCTAATTTTTCTACCAACAACTTAAAATTTTTCATTGAACCATTAATTAAAGAATCTGTAAACCAAAAGTTATTAATGCCAGTTTGTTCAGTCAATCCTTTCATCTCATCAACAATTTTTTCATTGTTTTTTGTTCTATACAATCTTGTTTCACTACAAAATGTGCATTTGAAAGTGCAACCTCTTGAAGTTTGCATTGGTAATTGTAATTCTGTATCAAAAGCTTCTGTTAATTTTTTAAACTCATCTATGATTTCTTTATCCCAACTTGGTATTTCTAATTCATTTAAATTTTGTGGTAAGACTGGCCCATTGAACACTGGCTTTCTACCACTACGACCCTTTTTTAATACCGTAGGAAAACTTGGTGCTATTTTATCCCAACGATAAATACCTTTTACATTTTCATAATGTCCGTCTTCCATATAACGATTAACTAAATCAGATATAATTTTTTCTCCGTCCGTTGAACTACAAGCCACATCAACATACTCTCTATAATTATCATTTTCAACTAACCCTGCTGATTCTGCATACCAAGAGTAAGGTCCACCATACCAAATTTGTATCTTTGGATTTTTTTGTTTTAAGTATCTGGCAATATAGTCTGTTGTTACAATGTTAGAAATGTAAGTAGTAAATGCCACCACATCATACTCTGCTAACTTATCAATATACTCGTGCCATAAATCTTTAAAGTGTGGTAAGATTTCATCTTTGAAGTTTGCTTCTGAATTCCAAGGTGTATCATTACCCCAATCCCAAAACTTTTCAATGTGTTTTTCTTTGGTGTATAATGATGTTCTGATATTTAAATCAAATTGTTCAACCTCAACATCTTTATTTTTAATGTGTGATTTTAAACTACCGATTGCAAATGAAGGTGTTTGAACTGACCATTGTGGACATATACATAGTGCTAACTTCATACGAAACAATCTCCTAACATCCAAGTTATCAATGAATATCGTCTGCCTTTTGTAACTGATGTAACTCTATGTGATAAAAAAGCAGGGAAGATTGTAATACTTCCTCGTGCTCTTGGAGCGGTGTAGTTATTTTTACCTGATTTGTCTGTAATCCCAAATTCTAAATCTCCACCCTCATACTTTGTTTCATCTGATAATTGAACAATTGCAGTTAGTTTTCTTAATGAAGTTTCTCTTGACCCACAATCAGTATGCCATTTGTATTTACCACCATTTTCATATCGTAGTATTTTTACCTTTTCCATTTCTTGTATATCATATTTCCATATGGATTGATTAGATAATTCAAATACCATTTGTAGTTTGTCATTTAATTGTTTGTTATTAATTACCACCTCTTTATTATCACGAACCTCTTTGTTCAATATGTTCTCATCATAATTACCTGCGAGTTCAGATTCAGTTGGTTCACCTGTTTCTAAATATCTCATTAGTTTCTGGCATTGACTAACTGATAAAAAGTTCTCTCTATGAACTACAAACTTAAAGTTATCATTTTGTATCATACGAAAGTATCTCCAACTGCCCAACAAACACAAGAGTATCTTTCACCTTTTGTTATCTCGGTAATTTGATGTCCTGCAAATGCCGGGTGAATAATTAATCTACCTGGTTTTTGTTCTATGGTTTTTCCGTCAAACAACTTAAACTCTCCACCCTCGTAATCATCATTTAATGATACAATACAAGTTAATTTTAATGAACTAAATTGGTCTATTGGATAAAAATCTGAGTGTGGATTATACCAATCTCCTACATCATATCTATGACATTGTATTCTATTTCTATAAATACCTTTAATATCATATTTGTAATGTATTTGATTTGCTACTGATATTACTTCCCAAAATTTATCTAAGTATTTTTGTTCATTGTTTTTGTTAATGTTTAATAAACAAATACTATCCTCTTTTTCATAGTATTTAGTTTTCTTTCTTTCAGAATTTTTATTTACTTTATCAATGATATAGTCGCACTCCTCTTTTGTAAAGAAGTCATCTTTTGTTATTACCCATTTGAAATTGTTATTTAATTTCAAAGATTCCATATCTATTGGTTTATACATTGTTATCCTTATTTGAAGTGGTCGCCGATAAACAATTCTTGAATTACATATCGTTTACCTTTACTGACTGGAACAACATTATGACATAGAAATGCCGGAAAGAAAGTTAATGAACCTTTTAATTTGTTCATTGAATACCACTCTTTTGTATCTTTGTCTTGGATACCGAATTGAACATCTCCACCCTCATATTCACTCGGGTCTGTTAATTGGATTATCCCTACTAATTTTCTTACTGAACAAGTTCCTGCATTAAAGTCTGTGTGCCAACCATAGAAACCACCCTTTGTGTATTCTATTAATTTTAATTCATTATCACACCCGTCAATATCAAAATGAAATACCTTATCATTTACAATATTGGCCATTTGAAACATTTTGTCCTGTAACCATTTCCAATCTTTGTTTGGTTTTGTTGGTCTGAATTGGTTTTCTTCTTGTTCACATAAATACCACTCATTAGTTTTTCTAATTTCTGGTATGACTGCATTTTTTCCTTGTTCATCTCCAACACAACCAATCACATCTTGTTCTGATTCCATAATGTCTTTTAATAATTCATCACATTTTTCTGATGATAAAAAGTTTGGAATTTGAACTGAATATAAAAAATCGTTATTCTGTTTCTGACTCATCTGATACTAAAACCCTATTCGCAAAATAATTTTTGCCGTTGTTTGTTCTGTTAATGTTATATGTTTCTATAAGTCCGTCAATTTTCTTAACACTAACTACTTTAATTTTATTTAACTCATCATTTAAAACTTCATCACCCACTTCTAATGTTCTATAATTTTCATCAACATAAAACGGGTGGTCATCTGTGGCTATAATTTCAGTATTATCACTAAATTTATATTTGATTAAATTGTCGTGTAATACTTTTACAATCTCTAAAACTATTGAGTTTTGTAATTTGCCAGTTTCATCATCATAGGTTTTTATTTTTGAACCTAATTCAATGTGTTTAATCTTGTGATAAGTTCCGTCTGATAATGTAATCATTGTATCACCTGTGAAACATTTACCTGGTGGAATATTATGAACCAATATATCTGATGTAAAGTATGTATCAATATCCTCTACATCTAATGAGTAAAATGTTTCCTCTTGTGCTACTTCCGTTTTAGATGTTACTTCAACTTCATTTGCGTCTTTATCTAAAAAGTAATCTCCAACATCTATATTTTCTGGTGTTTCCCAAGTCCAAGTATCGCCTTGTTTCGTAAAAAATCTACCACCTTTCATCATAGCTTGTTTCATCACCGGAACTTTTATACTTCCATTAATTAAATAATAACCATAAAAGTCCTCACTAAAAGTTCTAACCACAACTGAGCCAGATGCGACTGAACCACTTAAATTTGTTGAACTATAATCATACCAATCTTCAAAGAAAAATTCATCTGGCATCCCGGCAGGTTTGTATGACTTTACGACATCTCCGACTTCAACATCTTGAACTTGTTTTGTTGAATCATCATACATACGAATTAAACTTCCACTTGGTGATGAATATACACCAAGAGCGTTTTGAATGTGATATCTATCACCACTTAAAATAAATTTTGGTGCGTATGAAAAAGTAAATCTATCTTTATCTTTTAATAATATATGTCTGTCTGGTGTTAATAAATAATCTTGTTTCGTTGTTTTAAAATATCCTTGATTATTCAATGTGCTACCACTTGGAACAATATAAGTTTCTATCAATGAACCACTATTTACTGAATTTTGATAAGTTGGATTTGATGAATTATATTTGTGAAACAATATTGTATTGTCAAGAGCTGTTCCGTCTCTACTCGCATCTTTAACTACAAAGTCTGGATGATATGCATTTGTATCAGAAAAAGAACTTGTGTTAAATGTAGGAATTAAACTTGCACTTTCAGGTGATGATGTTAAAATAGTTCTAAAGATATTTTTGTTAAATGAACCACTAACTATTTCTAATAAGTTATCATCACTATACCAAGGTGTTTGCATAAACAAATGAAAACTTCCTGTGTATTCATTTTGTCCTCTTTGTGCAAAATAAGTATGTGATGTGTTGTTATTATATTCAAAATTTACTGAAATTCCGTGTCTTGCAAAACTTGAACTAATTATTGGTTGTTGAAAATCTGAAGGATTATACTTTACACTATCATTTTGTCCATAAACATATGCGGTTGTGCAACCTTTTTCATTTGCATAATCTGCAATCAGATTAAATGATGCTGTTTGTTCGTTGTAAGAACCATAAATACCACAAGCAGTGTTCATCTCGTTGAAATATATACTATCTGTGGTTTCCTCTTTGATGTAATCAACGCCTGACATAATACCAATATTGGTATTTGTTGGCCAACCACCTGCACTTCCTGTGATATAATTTAATAAACTCGTTATTTTTGTTTCAACTGACATAATTTTTCCTACTTATAAATATCAATTTAGTCCATTTTAGTAAAGATATTCTCTTTCATAACCGATAGTGCTGGCGTATTCCAATCTTCTAACTTAATCATAGCAGTATCATATCCTTGTTGTTTAATTTCATTACATCTCAACCATACTAAATCACTTCCTAATCCTTTATTTCTATGTTCTGGCATTACATAACGATTGCATAAATAAGGATATCGTCTATTCCAATCTATGAAACACCAACCACCCTCAACTAAATAAAATGACCAATTGTTTTTTAGTCTGTGTTTTAAATCAGATAGATTCCACTCTTCCCAATCTTTACCAAATGAGTCCTTGAATTGATTTAACTCTCTCAAAATATCTATTTGAACTTCGTTCCATTCCATTTGTTCCCAATTATTAAACTCTTGATACTTTGGAACATTTCGTAGTTCGTAATTATTTAAATCTATCTTGTAATACATCTTTTATTTTCTCTGCATATTGTTCGTGTGATTTTGGACCAGGATGTAGTTTATCATTTGTATAATCAATTCTTTCAAAAAACACATCAAACTTTTCTTTTGGTAAATCCATATCCCAAGTTCCCCATATAATTTTATCTTTACCAAGAAGTCTATTAACTAATTCATAATTGTGTAAAAAATTGTAATAATTATTATACTCGTTTATATTGGTTTGTTCTTTTACCTGCCACGCTCTCAACAACACTCCGTCGTTATCAAACCAAGTTCTTCTGAAAAAGTGTGGAACCGTAATGATAAATATTTGTCGTCTTGATTGTGGTATGTAAACTTCTGATAAAGTCTTGACTGCGAAATCTAAACCTGTTCCACCTGCTCCGTAATTATGAACTGCTGTGTTTTCATCTCCGAGTAAATGAGTAAAGGTTTGTTGTTGTTGAATATCCCAACCATAAGTCCAACTACAACCAAAAGTATAGATTTGTCTTCTGGCATTTTCGTCATTATAGATTGGGTCGTGTTGTCTTCCACCCTCTAACTTACCATTATTATTTTGGTATATATTTAGAGCTTGTGTTTTTCCGTTTGGATACTCACGATAGTTTTCATAATAAAACTTTTCAACTTTTTTGTTCATTATACCAACCAG